AGTAAGACAAATACGTCGCCATCGACGTCGAGTGACTTCGACTCGATCTTAACATTGCGGCGAAAAGAAAACTGCGGCCCGCGAATGTCGAGCAGTCCATCGATCGCTTCCATGTCGGCTTCGACGGCTGTAACAAAGTCTGCATCCTGCGAGTGCGATTGAAAGCGCCATGACTCGCCGTACACCTTGCCGCTCTTCTGTTTGACCGCGCCGCTAACTGTACTGTTGCTGGTATAGATGAAGCGCGCGTCGTTGCGTAGCAGTCGAGTCTTGTGCCGGCTCATTAAGTCGAGCAGGTCGCCATTCATGTCACCTTGCGCACTGCGCTGCGCGCTGGTCGATGCGGTCGGATAGGCGCTGTCGTTGCCCCAGAAGGCATATTGAAAAGCACGCTTGGCGCGCTTCGTGAAAGCTTTAATTGGTTTAGTAGCCATATTGAGTCCGTTGAGTAAAGCTGGCCACGGTGACGTTGGTGACATCGCCATTGGTATCGATTAGATAGGCGAGTAACTCGGCGTCCGTCATGATGCCACCGGACGCGCCGCCGATTTGAAGCATGCGCCAGGACTCGCGGACCATGTTTAGAAAGTCAGCGCCCGACTGCCCGACTGGTAACTCGTATGTGAACGACTTGCCCTGCACCGATGCCGACACGACGTAGCGCCCGCCTTGCTCAGCGGTTGTGTATTGATTGGCTGCCAGTGTCTCCAGCGCAGCGATCGACGCCGTCGCGGTCTTGCTGACGTGGCACCAGATAGAGAAAATAAAGTCGCGCATTAATAAGCGCGACTGTGTCAAGTAGACTGGGGTCAGTCTTTCTCGTCGGCTGGCTTTTCACTGACTCCGATCAAACCGGCCATCGCTGCTGCGACTAGCTGCATCTTTTCGCAGTCATACATGTGGTCATTGCGCGCGGTCTGTTTCCAATCGTAGTAGACGCTGCCGTCTTTGGGATTGGTCTTGGCGATGCGCGCCCATGAGTTGAGCTGGTTCAGATAGTTCGTGCCGGCGTTGTTCGAGTGTGTCCATAAGCGCTTCGGCTCAGACATGCCGCGCAGTGTAGCAAAGCGCGAGCGCGCCTCGTTCTCTGCATACCAGAACTGTATGCAGTACTTCATCTTGCCGTCGCCATCGCTAGTGCCTTGCCATGTGTCCACCGGTATCGGCTCGGAGTATATTTTACGCAGGCCGTCTGGATGTCTGAATGGTTTGCAGTTCTGACCACGTAGCACGATCCAGCCGTTCTTCGCTGCGATGCGCTGCACCTCGGTGGTGTTGTAATTACCATCGACGAACACGCCGGAGCCGTTCATGCCGTCTTGCAGAATGCCGTACTTGTCGCACATCTCGACGATGTGTGAATCGCTGAGTGCCTTGTGCGCTTCGATTAAGCGCGACTCGACGCCCTTGGACCATGAACGAATCACATAGTAAAAGTGATCCTTCTGCACATCGATCGTGCAGAATGTATAGTCGGCATCCTTCCAAATCTCGCTGGACTGGTAATCGCCCTCGCTGTCTTCCTCGTCTGCGATGACGATGAAGCGCGACACGTCCCACGGCTCGGCTAGACGCTTGCGCACAAAGTTCTCCAGTGCTTCCAAGTCGCCGCGATTCTTCGATGCCACTGCGTCGTGATACTGGCAGGCCAAGTCACCCCACGGAAAGTGCGCCATCGCGTTGTAGTTGAAGAAGTCAATCTTGTCGTCGCCATTCGGATTGAGTTGAATGTATCGGCCAGCCTGGTTGCGCGCATGCTGCGTCGCCGGGTTAAATGTCATCTGCCCAGCGCAGAGTTGGCATTCGTAGTAAACAGAATCCCTGATCTTTGCGTAGTCAGTTGACTGATCGTCGAACAAGACATCGTCGCCACTGGCAAACTTCATGCCGCCTGGCAACTGGTCGCCGTTCTTCTGCTTTGGTTGCGTCCAGATGTAAGGAATCATTTCGCCGCAGCAGTCACATGGCACATGCCACACCTTCTGCGTCGAGCGTTGCCATAGCACATCGATCTCACTGCCGGCTGTCTGCCCGGATGTCGGCAGGAACATGCGCCAGCTCCACGGATAGCTTGAGAGTCTGTCCTTGATCTGATCGATCCAGCCTGTCTCGTAGGCCCACGACTCATCGAGTGTGACCATCTCAATCGTCTTCGAGTTACGGTGTGCCAGGATGCGCGCGCCGAGTAGTCGAATAAAGCCGAATGGGAATTGCGTGTAATACGTAGTCTGCGAATGGCGCCCGTCAGTGATGATGCCTTTGATCGCTGGCGTGTTATTGATCAACGGCGTGAACTTGTCGTCGGAGAACTCTTTGAGCGCTTCCTTTGTCAAGTCGTAGTGTGCCTGTCTGCTCGGCGTGGTCTGGGCCGTGTAAAGTTGCAGCAGTTGCGCCGCGAGTGTTTTGACGTGCTGCACCGATCCGATCAGTCCGGTCATGCCGCCACGCATGTTGGCAGCGCTGCGCAATGGCTCAGACATCAATGGATGCTTGGCCGCGTCAAACTTGCCGTAGTCAAGCTGGATGTTCGCCTCGCACCAGTCCACTGGGTCTGGCTGTGTGAGTTTGAGTAAGTCGGTCATTATTCGTCGGCTCCAATTTCGCAGCTTTCGCCGCAGGCTGATCCAGTGTCGAGGAATACGTCATAACTTTGCATATTGAACCCAAGATCAAGTTGTTTTGAATCAGAATATGGTTCAAAATTCATGCTTTTTGCCATCTCTAAAATGTCAATTGATGATGCATGTCCCCGGAAAAATACGCGCTTTTGGTCTTCATTTCCATCAGATTGATTGGTGTAAGCATATGTTGCTTCCATTCTTTTTGGAAAATCAAAAATTGATGGATCATCATTTGCCAAGGTCAAAAGCTTTCTTTTAGACTTTTTCCAGCACCATGTGCAGTTGCCGTAGTGCTCTCCCTTTAAGTCTAGATCGAATGGCCATGAAGCGCACTCAGCTTTGACGTCCTCCTTTGTCCAGCCAGCATCAACCAATGGATACATTAGGAACTGTTCAATCCTCTTGGGACTTACTCTATCAATTTCATCTGATCTGATACCAATGGCAGTCCAATAATCGCCACGACTCCATCCTTTATGATCCCTTAAATACGAATACAACACTTCAACCTTTAACCTTGAATTGCATTGAGGCATTGCTTGATTTGGAATGCCATATTTTTGAATCATTGCTTCAAATGGCTCTCCATACCTTGATGCAGTTTCATAATCCACAACCTTTGCTCGCATTCCCTTGCCCTTGTCTGGGTTGACAATGCCCTCAACCCAGACAACGCCCCAATTAAATGCTTTGTCACAGTCATTAATAAACTTCAATGTGTTCTCATGCTCGCAGCCAGTGTTGGCAAAGGTGATCGCGATGTCGTGAGTCTCCGAGAACTTATCCACGCAGAGTTTAGTCATCACAGCAGATGTTCTCCCGCCACTAAAACTAATTGCCAATTTTGGTTTGTTCATATCTTTACGTTGTAGGTGCAATACACCTGAGTCAATTTAATATCAAGTAGGAATAGATTTATTTGTTGCGGATTTCCTTTTTCGAGTGCTGGCGCTCTTTCTTGTTCTGATCGCGTTTGCGCCACTTCAGATGCTTCCACCATTCAACTTTTTTTATATACCAAGAACGTGCCATAATTTTATAGAAACAGTGTGGCAGATGTAACGATGGCGATTCCAACGACTACTCCATTCGTAGTGCTGCCCAGAAAGTATCCAATGCATCCGCATAGTGTGATAAGTGCTAAAGCTTTAATGTTCTCTGATATATATTTCATTTTAATTATTCCCCTTAGTCCATAGGCTCTCCGAGTTGCCGAGGTATTGTTTCGCCTCAAGCTTGACGCACTCGACCACCCAGTCCGGCACGTTTGGAGCGCCTGGTGCATTCATCACTTTATCGAAACCGCTGAACAGCCGGCCACCGATGATCGCTGGCTTCAGTGCATGGAATAGATCGCCGGGTTTATCGTAGCCGACGAGCTGCTCGCAGATTGAAGTCAGCACGCCTTGTGTGCATGCGTTGCCAGCGTAGAACGTAGCGCGCAGGATTCGCTCCACCTCTGCGCGTGGCAACACGGTGCCATTGTCGATGCCTAGCTTGGCCGCATGCATCTCGGACCGGCGGATCGACTCGTCCTGCTTCAAGAATAGATCAGACCAGAACTTCACCTGGTCCTGATCGTTCGTGACCGTCGCCTCCTCCAGTTTCTTCTGGTAGTGATCGCGGAAGTCCTCGGCAGTCTTCGCGTTCTTTGGCTTCGACGCTTCGGCTTTCTTCGGTGTCGGCTTTACGCCACGCGCTTTCAGCCATACCTTGATCGCTGGTGTCTTGCGCTGGAGAGCATTCAACCATGTGATCATCTTCGGCTCATTTTGATACGGTGCGCCCTGCTTTAGCCAGCCACGGAAAACGTTCTCCGTAACGCCAAATTCTTCTGCGTAATGCTTATGTGTCTTTCTTGCCATAGTTATTGAGATTGAGTCTCACAAGTTGAGATTGTTCCTTCATTGTTTTTTGTCGCGAGGCGCTTCACCCGCAGAGGGTCAGAATGTAAAAGATTCCTTTTTTGCTGAGAGGATATTATGCGCATAGCATGTGGTTGAAACCGATCTGCCCGTCCCATGAGTCGGACTTGGCGATGTTCTTCTTGGCCTCAAGCGGTTGTTTGTTTGTGTAGTGCTCACATTGCCTGCGTTGCTCTGGATCGTTCCAATCAAATGATGCCACCGGTCGAATATGATCATCATGCCAGTATGTGCCATAGTTCGCCCATGTCATCCGCTTAGTGAATTGCTTCTCCATGTGCGCCCGGTACTCGTCTGATGTGCATCCATAACCTGCCCAGCTTAATCCAGGCGTTTTGATATACTTCCGTGATCTCTTTCTGGCATTTTCTTTCATGCGATTGATTGGGTCTTGTCTGCACTTTCGCCTTGAATCTCTTGCGCTCTGCTTCTTTTCTTCGTCTGTCATGTATACTGGCCTATCTGGATTCTTAATGTAATAGTTATTAATCGACCTCCATGCAGAAACTGCCAAATGATTTCCCCAGTGCCTTTGCTCGTCATATTTCGCAATGCTCTTTAATTCAGAGGTTCTATCCTCTTCCATTAGTTTGATCGCTCGTTCTTTAAGTGATAGATGTTTTGGGTTTGGTTGCTTATAAATCACCTCATGCGGCTTAATAATATCAAAGCCAATCGACTGGCAGAACTTACTAATTGCGCTAGGACTTGCGCCGTGCGCCGCGGCGAGCTTCTTGCAACCGTAGCCAGCCGCCCGATCAATCAGGATGTGCAATATCTTAGGATGATCGAACGAAGGTCGGCGGCACTCCTGTATCTCTTGCTGCGTTTTGATTGTCTTGAATCGTGATGCCGGCTTAATTAAGTCCCATGCGCATAGCCCTCGGCCCTTACCCAGTTGCCCCCCCTCCCTTGGCAATGGACAAGGATTGTCCGATCCAAGCGGATTAGTTTGCCCATAGTAATACTGCTGTGGGTTCTCGTTTATTATTAGCTTCATAATTGTCAAACGGTTGAATGTAAGGTGTGATACACCCAAGTTAAAACTACACTAAGCCTAGACGTTTTAACTGCGCGATGATGCCCTGGAGAGCCACACGGTCCACGCTGCGGATCTCATCAGTGGTGCGCAGGTATCCTGTCAGCTTATTGATGTAAACGATGTTGCGATCCGGCTTGGCCTTGAGTGGTTGCTCTGCTGATTCGAGTGCGTGCTGAGCATTAGGGATAACGCCCATGCTCAGTGCCATCTGCCGTGGATCGTCTAATGCCTTGCGGTAGCGCTTAGCCCGATCACTGAACTCGCGGCCGAACGTAACCTCCAGCCACTCTGCGTAGTTACCACGGCCGACCAGTTGTTGTGCTTCCTTCAGTAGTGAGCCGACGCCGCATGCCTTGTCAGTTGCCTGTAGGATTTCAATCTTAGCTGATTGCGCCAGCTTGAGTGCTTCCACATCGAGGCGCTTGATCTGCTCAGTGATGTCAGTGAGTTGTGTTGTGAGGTGTGTATTGTTCATCGTTTAGCGTTTTTACAGTTCTTGCGGTTTTGTTCGCTCCGGTTGTTGTGAGAGATGAGACCAAGCTGGTCGCGTAGTTCGTTGCTCATCAATGACACGGCTGAGCGTGTGACGCTGCATGCCTTGGCGATGTCAGCATTGGTGACAATATCGTCGCCCACATCGATGCCCAGTGTTTGAGCCAAGACCATCGTGCGTGCTGCAATGCGCTTGGTGTCGCCTCCTTGGAGTTGAAAGACCATTAAGCGTGTAATGATGTCGGCCACAGCTTGTTCTGGTCGCACGATTGGCTCCATGTGGTCAACTGGGTCATCGTAGATTGCGACGTCTTTGCCGTCGATGTAAGGGTAGGTATTCATGATTATGAGGGGTTGCTGGTGCTTGTGATGGTGATTTCGACGCGTGGATCGGTTGCATCGACTTGAAAGGTAGGCTGACCATGTGTGAGTATGTGGTGGTTGTCGTCCTGGATGAGTCCGGCATCGACGACGCCATCGTAGTAAGCCTTGAGCATAGCGACTGAGTTACGTTCGTCCCGGTGGCGGTTGGTCTTGTAGAAGAACGCCTCCTGTGCCTCGACCTTGCCCCATGGAGCTGTGCAGACCTCCTCGGCCCGTACTGCCTCTTTGGCGAGTCTGCGTGCCTTCTTGGTAATGCCTGCCTTGACCTGCCAACTGACACGCGCGTTTGGCGATAGGCAGTTGTGCGGCAATGGTAGCACCAGCGTTATACTCTCCTGGCTCATTTTCCTTCTTCTTCACGCATGATCAGTGAGTCGATCTTATGCTTGATGGTTGCACAAACTGACTGGGACACACGAATGCGCTCGGACGGCTCACTGGTGGCGATAATTGCCAATGCTATTTTGCCGGCCATTTGATTTAATGGGTCAGGCATTGGTTGGTTGCTGTCGTTTTCTTTCATGGCCAACACTGTAAGGTATATTGCACCTTACAGTCAACCATAAAAAGCACCTCTTATTGTACCCCAAAAGATAACCGACCACCCTATAATACAATATGCATCTTTTAAGGTGTTTTTTGTGTCTAACTACTACCCTCTTGGTTCTTTGGGACATATCTTTTTAATATTATATATATATATGATATATAAGGGTTTATAGTAAAAAGATATAGACCAAGATATAGACCATTTGGGCATGGTCTATATTGGTCGGTATCTCCAAAAACGGCTAGATACCGACCATCGCTTGGTCGGTATCTGGTCTATATCTCGGTCGCTATCTTGGTCGGTATCAAAAAAAAAGCCGTCACCATTTAAGGTGACGGCCGAATTGTAAAAACCTTGTCTGGCTTAGGTTGGTTTATAGATGTAAACGGTCATTGGCCGCGTGGCGCTCTCTCTGATGTCCTCCACGAT